GAGGATGGGACCGGCCATCGACCGCTTCCTCGAGGCCATCGACGAGGGATCTTTCACCCATGATGGTTCGCCCGAATTGCGCGAGTATGCGTTGAATGCTCTGTTGACAAAATCAAAAGGCCGATCCGATCTCCCGGCAATCGTGAAACCTACGATTGACTCAAAGATCGACGGATTGGTCGCCGCCATTCTCTCCTACGATGAGGTAGCCCGAATGACTCCCGAACAGCCAATCGCCCCGTTTGCGATCCTCGCATGAAAACCGCTTTTGCGTTTATCATTGCTGGACTACTCCTGCTCACAGCAGGTCTAGCCCTCTCCCCCATTTCTTGGCTTGCATTATGTGTGCCAGGCGTCGCCCTCATCGTGGCCGGCTTACTCAAGGACGTTGAATGAGACTTCTGGACAGACTACGCAACGGCAACCCGGAGCAGATTGAACGCTCCTACGCCAACGGCCTCACCTTCGAAGACGTCCTCGCAATGTTCTCCTTCAACGGAAACACCTATCAGGGCATCTCTTCCCCACTTCGAGCGCCAGGCACAGCCGTCTCCGCCAACTTCTCCGGATATGTACAAGGCGTCTACAACCAGTCCGGAGTCGTAGCAGCTGCTGTCACAGCGCGCGCGCTGCTCATGTCACAAATCCGGTTTCAGTGGCGTTCACTGCTCCAAGGCGAAACCGGTCGCCTGTTCGGCAACACCGAACTTTCCGTCCTCGAGCGTCCAGGGGACCTGACCCGAGCGGAACTTCTTTACGCCGCCGAGCAGCACAACAGTCTCGCCGGCAACGCTTTCTTCTACCGCAATGGCGGCCAACTTCGCCTCCTCCGCCCCGACTGGGTCACTGTCGTTTATGGCTCCTACGAAAACGATGTTGACCCGACAGCACAGTTGGACGCTGAACTGGCCGGCTACTCCTACCAGCCCGGCGGCATCTCATCACAAACCCCACCGGTATTCCTCGCACCATCACAGGTCGCACATTGGAAACCAGAACCCGACCCGATGTACTGGTGGCGTGGACAGTCCTGGATTGGTTCGGTTCTCGCCGAAATCACCACCGACAGCCAAGCCACCGAGTTTAAATCAAAGTTTTTTGCCAACGCCGCAACGCCCCAACTCATCGTCACCCTCGACCCGCACACCACGCAGCAGCAAGCCACCGACATCGCCGCTGTCATCAACCAACGCCACGAAGGTTCCGGCAACGCCTACAAAACCCTCGTCCTCGGTGGCGGCTCTGATGTGAAAGTGGCCGGATCAAACCTGCAACAACTCGACCTCAAAAACACTCAGGGCGTCGACGAAACCCGAATCGCCTTACGCGCGCGAGTCCCAGCCACCCTCCTTGGCATCTCCGAAGGATTGGCCGGTTCGGCACTCAACGCCGGCAACTACTCTCAGACCCGTCGCATGTGGTCCGACGCCTGGTTCATGCCAACAGCCCAAAACCTTTGTGCATCCATGGAACGGATCTTGGCTCTACCGGTCGGAACACCGGCTGAACTGTCATTCGACCCTTCCCAAATCATGTTCCTTCAGGAAGACCGCAAAGACGAAGCCGACATCCGAGCCACACAAGCCTCCTCAATGCGCCAACTCGTCGAAGCCGGTTTCGAACCGTCAACGGTAACGAAGTTCATTGCCACCGGAGACACCACAGTTCTCCAACACACAGGCGTCTTCTCTGTGCAGCTCCAAGCCCCAACAGAAGGACAGCCCGATGCCGTATGAGGTTCTCCAAGGCGTCGAAGGCTGCTCCGGCTGGGCTGTCGTCAAAACTGAAGACGACGAAATTATGGGCTGCCACAGTTCAAAAGCCGACGCAGAAGACCAACTGACCGCTTTGAACATTGCCGAATATGGCGAAAACAGTTTGTACGGCAAGAAACCTCGACGTCCGAAACCCGGTTACGGCAAACGCGCTCCGGCACCGAAAAAAGATCAGATCGTCGGCTCCGACGAAAACAAACCCGGATCGGCAGCAGGCAAAAAAGGCGAGATAGAAATTTCGGCGACCACAGAAAAAGCATTGCAAAACAAGGTCGACGATCACAACGAAAAAATGGAAGAAGCAGACAAACCGGCTTGGACCAAAGTGACTTTGGGGGCTTTGAAATCTGTTTATCGTCGAGGCGCCGGCGCCTATTCCGTTTCCCATCGACCAGGCACAAGCCGAAACCAATGGGCAATGGCCCGAGTCAACGCCTTCCTGTATCTGTCGCGTGTCGGACGACCCGAAAACCCGAAATACATCACCGACTTCGACCTCCTCAAAACGGATCATCCAAAATATTCGGAAAAAAAACGATCAGAAGAGCCAAGAGCCGCCGACTCGTACCCTCCGACAGACGGAATGGTCGAAGAAGCGCAACGTGGCCTCGACTGGCGAAGCGAATTCGGCCGAGGCGGAACCGCCATCGGCATCGCACGCGCCCGAGACATCGTCAACCGCAAAGAACTCCCCATCAACACCTGGCGAAGAGTCAAAGCATTCTTCGACCGCCACGAAATCGACAAAAAAGCGGAAGGATTCAGCCCAGGAGAAGACGGATTCCCCAGCAACGGCCGAATCGCATGGGCGCTTTGGGGTGGCGACGCCGGCTACAGCAGAGCCAAAGCCATCATGGAAGACTTCAACAACGACGAAAGGTCCGTTATGGACGAAAACAGAGGCATCGACGGTATCTACCCTGTCACGCCACTCCAAAATCATCTTTACGAGGTCCTCGAGGACACTGTCGACATCTTCGGACAGTTCGAACAAGGAATCGGCGCACAAGGCGCCCACTATGTCGGCCCCGAAGACAATCCATTCGCCGCTGAAGGCATGGTCTGCTCAAATTGTGCTTTCTATGAAGGACCGCGCGCGTGTGAGATAGTTTCAGGCGACATCGACCCCGCCGGAATCTGTAAATTCTGGGTTATCCCCGAATCTCTGCTCACAATCGAAACCCCGGCCGAACTAATCGTCGAGGAAGAACCAATGATGGAAATGGAATCAGCACGTTCCACCGAAACACGCTCCGATCTGTACCGAAACGTCCCCTTCGAGTTTCGAACAGCAGAAGACACAGGCGACGGCCTCACCCTCACCGGCTATGCAGCTGTCTTCAACCGTTCCACCATGATCGACAACTATGAAGGCCGATTCGAAGAACGAATCCGCCCAGGAGCGTTCAAACGCTCCATCAACGCCAAAATGCCTGTCCTCCAATTCGAACACGGCCGTCACCCGCTCCTCGGCTCCATGCCGCTCGGACAAATCACAAAACTCCGTGAAGACGAACACGGTTTGTACGTTGAAGCACGCCTCGCCGACAACTGGCTCATCCAACCAGTTCGCGACGCCATCGCCTCCGGATCCATCGACGGAATGTCATTTCGCTTCCAAGTAGTCCGAGACAGTGTCGACGAATCAGGCGATACGCCGGTACGCACCCTCGAGGAAGTTAAACTCCTCGAACTCGGACCGGTAGTCTTTCCCGCCTACGCTGAAACCAGTGTTGGTGTGAGGTCTGCCGATCTGTCACCACTGTTCTCACTGCCCCAAGATGACCGCCAGGCCATCGCAAGGGCGCTTGTTCTCGGCACCCAACCTGAACCCGCCAGCAATGGCACTTCGGAGCGGCCCGCCGATTCTGACCAGGACTCGCAACAGCACTCCGGTCTGTCCCCCCATCAACGCAGCGCACAGTTGCGAACAATCGAAGGAGTCCTCTAATGGACGAGAAGAACCTTCGCGATGGCGTTGACTATGTCAAGGCTGTTCTTCGCGAAATGCACACGAACGCTGAAGAGCGTTCATTTGACCCAGACGAGCAGGCTGAATGGGAAGCCGGCGCCGAGTACGTTCGCACCTCCGAGGCCGAATTGGTCGCCCTCGAAGAGCGTAAGGCTCGTATTGCTGACTTTGCACCAGTCGCCAAAGAAACAGGAGACGGAGCATTGACCTCCATCAACATCAACACTCACACGTCACGCGACGCGTTTGACCATGGAACCCTTGCCGCCGATGGTGGCTCGGAACTTCGTGGCCGTGCGCTCGACGTCATCGAAAAGCACCTCCCATCCTTCGTTTCTGACGAAGCACGCGAGAACGCAACTCAAATGTTGGAGCGCCGTTCGAAGCAGGACGCCGACGTTGTGGCCCGCCACATCGTCCGCACCTCTTCCCCGGAATACCTCCAGGCATTCGAGGAGTACATCGAAAACCCCAACGCTGGAATGCCCCGCATTCTCGGCAAGGCAGAGGCACGCGCTGCAATGTCGCTTACAGCGGCAAACGGTGGCGTTCTCGTCCCGCAGTTCCTCGACCCAACCATCGTTCTCACGAACGCCGGTTCGGCGAATGCTGTCCGTCAGCTCGCAGACGTCACGTCGATCACGACTGACCAGTGGGATGGCGTCACCTCGGCCGGTGTGACCGCTGAGTGGCTTTCAGAAGGCAGCGAAGCGGCAGACGCTACGCCCACCTTCCAAGGCCCAACCATTTCGGTTCACAAGGCAGCAGCGTTCCTGTTCGGCTCATACGAGTTCCTCGCCGACTCTGGTTTCAACCAGGTCGCCGAACTCATCGCCGACGCCAAGGACCGTCTTGAAGAGGCCTGCTACATCACTGGTACCGGTTCGGGTCAGCCTTTCGGCCTTGTCACCCGTCTTTCCGGCACTGGCCCAGTCGTCAACGGAACCTCAGGCGCTGCCGGTGCAGCGAACCTTGTGGCCGGTGACGCCTACGCCCTCGACAATGCACTCGGCGCACGTTTCCGTCGCAACGCTTCATTCCTTGCAGCGAAGGCGACCTACAACGAGCTTCGTTCGGTGACCGACTCTCGCACCAACTTCTGGTCTGATTTCGGTGGCGGCCTTCCGGCTCAGCTCATCGGATACAACACCTACCAGAACGAGGCAATGGACACGACCATTGTTTCCGGCTCCAACGACTTCGTCCTCATCCTGGGCGACTTCGGAACCGGCTACAAGATCGTCGACCGCATTGGCGTCGAGGTCATGTACCAGCCGATGGTCATGGGTGCCAACCAGCGCCCAACAGGTCAAGCCGGATTCTTCGCCTTCTGGCGTACCGGTGCAGACGTCATCACCTCCAACGCCTTCAAGGTGCTTAAGGTCTGATCGTCTGACAAGAAGTGAACCGGACCTCTCAGCGTCGGGGCTGAGAGGTCCGGTCCACGCCTCCCCGATATTTCCTCGACATACCCCGACACCCCCGACAAGGAGCCACAGTGGCAAAGCAATCAAAAGTCGCCATCGGAATCATCTATGGCAGCTTCGAACCCGACTTCGTATTCTCCCTCCTCGCCTTAAAATCTTGGGACCAGCAAGTCTCCGGCTATCTAGATCATGCCGGCTGGATGATCGCCCAGGCAGGAACCAACCTCCCCCAACAGAGAAACTCAGTTGTCCAAACCTTCCTCGAGGGTGACGCTGAGTGGCTGCTGTTTATCGACACCGACCAGCGTTTCCGTTTCGACCTCGTCGACGTCATGTTGGAATCCGCCGACCCAATCGAACGCCCCATCCTGTCGGCGCTCATCATGGCCGAAAAGTGGAATCCACATCACCGGATCGTCCCAGCGTGCATCGGCTTCGAAACATTAGAACCGCCCACGCCACGCGAATATTCGACAATCCCACCCCAGCAGCACTGGCAGGTTGGCGCTGTCGGCTCCGGATGTGTCCTCATCCATCGAACCGTCCTCCAAAAGATTTGGGACGCCAACCGAAAAGACGCCCAGCCCTGGTTCAAATATGTTCAGTGGGACTACACCGACCCGGAAACAGGCGAAGAAGTCCACGACATCATGGGCGAAGACTACGTGTTCAGTTTGCGCGCGCAGGCAGTCGGATTCCCCTGCACCGTCGACACCACCATCGAAGTCGGCCACATTAAAAAGCGGACTTTGACGACTCGGGACTTCTGGCCGCAAGTACCACCCGAACTGGTCCCAACCAAAAACTTTGTGGTCATCCCGGTCAAAGACCAACTGAAAATGACGAAAGCCCTTCTACGCCAGCTGCACGATCAGGGCGAACACGACGGCATCCTCGTCCTCGACAACGGCTCCAACCCTGAAACTGTGAAATGGCTGGGATCTCAAACCTTCGCCAAGGTCATGGACTGTTCCGAAATGGGGATCCACGAAATGTGGAATCTGGGAGCCAAATGGGCGATGGGTCGACACCACAAAGCCAACATCGCTTTCCTCAACAACGACATCATCATCGGCGACAAGTTCATCTCAACAATGGCGGCAGGTTTACGTTCCGACCCTCACATGGTCGCCATCTGCCCCAACTATGACGGCCGAGAAGCAGCGGAGCCGATTGTGCAGCTCCACGGCATCTGCGCTGATCGCTATGACGGCACAGGCGGCCTCGCCGGTTTCGCCTTTATGGTGAAGTCGGAGTGGTTCCAAGAAGGCTGGCGTTTCCCCGAAGACTGCAAATGGTGGTTCGGAGACAACGACCTTGTCCTGTCCATCGACATGGCCGGCGCCTGGTATGCCATGGCGACTGAAACGACTGTGGAACATATCGAAGGCGGATCCAAGACTGGCAACTGGGAGGATCCTGCCATGCAGCAGCAACTAGCGAAGGACAAGGGCGCCTTCATGCGCCGCTGGGCAAAACTGGGAATGACTGTCCAGTGAACATCGCACTCATGGTCATCACCGACGGCCGCTGGGATTATCTGCAACAAACCCTCGAGTCCGCCGCTCAAAGCCTCAACTATCCGTTCTCCCAGCGGCTCCTTGTCGACGATTCAGGAGAATCCGTCGGCTTCGCCCCTGACGGCTTCGACATCATCCGCAATCTGCCCAGAAAAGGTTTGGCCGGTGCCATCCAAACCGGCTGGGACCATCTCAACGACGACATCGACTTTGTCTTCCACCTCGAAGACGACTTCATCTTCCCAGACGAAGTCGACATTGAACTAATGATGGAGATTCTGGAATACGAACCAGAACTCGCCCAGGTTGCTTTGCTTCGCCAGCCCTGGTCGCCGGAGGAACGCCAAGCCGGCGGCATTTACTCAATCAAACCCGAGCGCTTTAAACAAAAATACGGATTCGTCCAGCAAACACACCTCTTCACCTTCAACCCTTGCCTCTACCCTGTCCAGATCACGAAATACAAAGCCGGCCTCGAGGCTGAACTGACCGCTGAACTGTTGGCTGACGACTGGCGTTTCGGGTATCTCGGCGAACTAGGCGACGACCCCAAAACCTTCCACATTGGGGTTAGGCGTTCGAAGGCATACAAACTGTGAACAAAATTGTGGTCCTCTGTGCTGGCGGTCATGGGCAAGACATCGCCTCCATCGTCAGGTCGTCCGGCCAAAACTTTGTCGGCTATTTGGACGACCATGTCGACGGCCCCAACATCCTCGGACCCTGTATCGACGCCGAATTCTTCGACGAATATTTGATCGGCCACAACGACAGCCGAATCCGAGAACAAATGGACATTCCAGCGAAAGCCGCTATCGCCATCCACCCCTCAGCGGCCCTCCATTTGACCCTACAAGCCTTTCCGGGCGTAGTAATAGGCGCACACACCACCATCGGCCCGAAAACCCGTGTAGGGCGACACAGCCACATCAACGGAAACGTCTTCATCACACGCGCGCAAATCGGCGACTTCGTAACCATCGGACCAGGAGCCACAATCTGTGGAGACGTCATCATCGGCGCCGGCTGTCAGATCGGAGCCGGAGCAGTCATTTCCAACCTTGCCACCCTCGGCCCTCGAGTAACCATCGGCGCCGGAACAGTCGTCCTCCCCAGACAGCAACTTCCCCCGAACTCCACATGGGTCGGAACACCCGCCAGGAGAATCAAATGACACTCGTCTCCGTCACCATGGTTCGCGATGAAGAAGACATCGTCGACTGGACAATCCAACATCTCCTCGACCAAGGCGTCGACCATGTGATCGTCGCCGACAACATGAGTATCGACAACACCGGCTTTCTCCTCCAATCTTTGACTCGAACCGGAAAAGTCACAGTCATCGAAGACCCCGAAGTCGGCTACTACCAAGACCAGAAAATGACTGCCCTAGCCCATATGGCTCACAGCGAATTCGGAGCCGACTGGATACTCCCCTTTGACGCCGACGAATACTTCTACTGGACCGACGGCACCCTCAAAGAGTTCTTCAACCAAGCCGACGCCGACGTGTACACCGCCACCGGCTGGGACCACATCGTCACCGACGATGATGATCCCACCGAAACGTCACCCTTTAAACGGATCCGACATCGCCGCCAGTCACCCCAAAAAATGGGCAAAGTAGCGTTCCGCTATCACCCCGACGTTTGGATTGACTTCGGAAACCATTTCGTCTTCAACCATCCCGGCATCCCAGCAGCTGCTCTCAACTACCGGCACTACCAGTACCGGTCCTTCGAGCAGCTCGTCACCAAAACCCGCAACGGAGCAGCCGCCTTCAACGCCACCAACCTCCACCCCACCTATGGGGCGCACTGGCGGCAACTTGGCGGACTCGACGACCAAACCCTCTGGGCAACTTGGCGGAAACTCTGTGAAGAAACCGGCCTGATAGAAGATCCGGCGCCATGACCATCGCTGTCATCATCCCCACCTACAACCGCCTCGAACTAACCCAAAACTGTCTCGCATCTATCGCCCGCCACGATCCTGTCGACGAAATCATTGTTGTCGACAACGGATCCACCGACGGAACCGAAAAACTCGCCACCATCAACAACGCAAACAATCTTGGCTTCGCTGCCGCCTGCAACCAAGGCGCACAATGGGCGACAGCCGACCGGCTCATCTTCCTCAACAACGACACCATCGTCCACCCCAACTGGACCTCACACACCAA